GCGCATGCGCAGACAGCGAAGACGAAGGCGGCGCTCACGACCGAGATCAATACGAACTTCGCCGACAATACGGCGCAGGCGATCACGGCGGCCATCATGCGGGCGACGACGCTCGACATGGTCAATTCGTGGCAGCAGTATGCTGTGGTCAACGCGCAGGTGGGTACGACCTACACGGTTGTGGCCGATGACTATGGGAAGCTGATTACGTTCACCAACGCGGCGCCGGTTGCGGTGACGCTGCCGCAGGCGACAGGTTCGTTCGCGATCTACAACGTGTCGTTCAAGAACCTTGGCGCCGGTACGGTTACGATTACGCCGACGACTTCGACGATCAATGGCGCGGCGACGCTGGTGCTTGTGACGGGGCAGAGTGCGCAGGCGGTTTCTGATAGTGTCAACTACCAGACTACGGCTATGTCGATTGGCACGCCTGTACCGCTTGCGAATGGGGGTACGAATGCAGCGTTGACGGCGGCTAACGGCGCAATTCCATATTTGACAGGTTCAGCTTTTGCGCTGCTGGCGCCCAACGCAACAGCAGGGCTTCCATTGTTGTCGGGCTCGAACGCGGCGCCGACGTGGGCGGCAGTTGTATACCCTAGCAGCGGCACGAGCGGTGCCATCCCGTGTTTTACATCTACCAACACCATGGTGACGTCGGCGGCGTTGGGCTCCGGGCTTGTACTGAGTGGTGGCGGGGCTGGTGCGTGCGTTGGGACCATTGCCAACGGGCAGCTTCCTGCTACGGCGACAAACGACAACGCGGCTAGTGGTAAGCTTGGCGAGTTTGTTACAGCAACGGTTGTCAGCGGGTCTGCCGTACCATTGACTAACAATACGCCAGCAGACGTCACTTCAGTTAGTTTAACAGCAGGTGATTGGCAAGTATCGGGTATCGTTAATTTCATTGCTACTGGCACGACTTCAACAACGCAATTGATTGGTTGGGTAAGTTCAACGTCAGCTACGCTTCCGGCATCCAACTATTCTGTTATGGGTTACAATACGGCGACCGCAGGCGCTAATGTGCCAAATATAGTGGTTGCTCCACAGCGGTTTAGCTTGTCCGGTACGACGAATGTATTTTTATCTGCACAGGCGGCTTTTACAGTTTCTACGATGAAGGCTTTTGGTACTATCAACGCGTGGCGAATGCGTTAAGGGGGAGTGGAACCGGTGCAGACCAATTTTGAGGCTTGTTTGAAGTTCGTCCTCAAGGAAGAGGGCGGTGACGACGACGACCCGCGTGATCCGGGCGGGCGTACATCGCGCGGTATTACGCAGCGCGAGTACAACGCGTGGCAGTTCTTGCACCACGCCGCGACCGGCGACGTGTGGAAAGCGGATGACGCCACGGTGAAGGCGATCTATCAGCAGTCATATTGGCTACCGTATTGCGATGCGCTGCCCGCGGGGCTCGATCTGCTGTACTTTGATATGAACGTGAACATGGGCATGCACGAGTCGACGCTGCTCCTTCAGCGTGGTCTCGGCGTGACGGCCGACGGTCACTTCGGCATCGTCACCATGGCGGCGATCCGGCAGACGCACGACCTTGTGGAGCTCCTGAAGCTCGTGTCGACAAAGCGCGAGGACTTCTACAAAGGGTTGCGCACGTTCCGCACATTCGGCAAGGGCTGGACAGGCAGGGTCGACAGGTGTTTACATCTGGCCTTGACCATGGCGGGGGGTACCGCGTGAAGCTTGACAGCCAGCCGATCTACGGAACCATCACGCTTTGCTCGTTCGTTGGTGTTATCTTCATGTGGATGAAGTACCCGCCGACTGGAGATGCCAATGCGCTTGCGGTGCTCAACACGCTGACTGGCGCGCTTGGTGTTATGGCGCAGCAGGTTATCTCCAACAGCTTTGGGTCATCGCGCGAGAGTGTGCAGAAGAATGAGACAATCGCAAAGCTTGCGGGCGCTGGTGTGCCGGGCGATGCGTCCTCGAGCACGACCACGACGCAGACCACGACGCAGGCGCCGCCTGTGGCGGCTGACACCATTCCGCTTCCACGAGTAGTCCCCGCCACCACCGTGTCTGGCAAGCCGCCGGCATCGGTGTTTGGCACCATAGGAGAGTCGAAATGATCAAGCGCTTTTTCTGGCTGGTGCTGTGGGTCGCTGTCGTGGCCGCGGCAGCGTTCCTACAACTCACTGTGGTGGGCTTTGCGGCTGACCTCCCCGTCAAGGTGGCGCCGGTCAACCCGTTGTTCTCCGGTTATCCGTACGCGTCGCACGGCTTTTATTTCGGTTTGAACTCGTTCGCAGCGGCCGGCAGTGCGGAAGCAAGTGCGCCGGGGCTCAACCCGAACAGCATCATCACCAACCAGGGCGCGATCGGCGCGACGTTCGGTTACGTGTGGGCTTCGCCGAATGTGTTCTATGCGGTCGAGACGATGTGGGATTTTACGAACCTCAACGGCGCGGCACCGGGCTTGACGCTCAACGGGCCGGCTGCGTTCGAGCAGCGCGTGAAGATTGGGACGCCGCTCAACAACTTCCTTAGCTTGTTCCCGACGCTGGGCTTGCCGACAATCCCGCCATTCCCGGCGCTGCCGAACGGCCAAGTGGCCAGCAACATCCACCCTTATTTGATGGGCGGCGTGCACGAGGACGCGATTGGTCTCAACTTCATGACGTCGAGCAACAAAGTTTGGCAGATCAGCCCGTCGATCGGCGTTGGCGCTATGGGCCAGCTCACCAACGGCGTGGCGATTGACGTGTGGTCGGAAGTCGTGTTCGCCGACAAGTCAGTCTGCGTCGGTGCGCTTGCGGATCAGTGCGTGAAGCAGGGGACCAAGTACCAGGTCGGGCTCGGGATCTATTACTGATGGCACGCGAGTACACGGCCGCCGTGCCCATTCGACAGTTTGCGCTGGGAATGCTACTTATCGGCGTGCCGCTGCTGATCGCAGAGCTATGGTTGCTGTCGCGGTGGTTCTAAGGTAACCGGCGGGGTGTGCGCTGTGTCACACCGCGTCCAGCACAAACTGTGGTAATGCTTCATGGCTCGTGGTAATAGGGACCATCGCCCTCCGCGACCACCTTTTCTCGACGGCAACAAAGAACAGTTCGAGTGGGTTGAGCGCGGCGAGCAGAAGGAGCGCGAGCGTAGGGAAAACAGGCCCATCCTGATTGCGTGGATCGCCGCAATAGCGGGCGTGGCCGGAAGTGTGATCGGCGGACTGCAATGGTTGAGCACTTGGCTAGGGCGACACCCATAAATTTTCGTCTACGTGCATTGGCGGGTGTGTGCGTATTGGTGGCGATCGGGGCAGGTGTGTTCTGGTCTACCTTCCCGCGCACGACTCCAGCATTTCGTTTTGACAGTGCGTCGCTCGTTCCGGCGGAAGGGCATGCCGGTGATAAAGTAGGGTTGCACCTCAGCGGGGAATGGTTCGAGGTGCCGTTGAGCTTCAGTGTCGTCGAGACGACGAAGTGTGCAGATCCTGCTACGGCGGTGGCAATTCAGACGTATCCAGGCAATCCGCCAAAGGCACCTGGTCCGGTGCACAAGGGTTCAGGGGGTGTGCCGCCGCGTGAGTGGACAATACCGTCGTGCGGCCCAGGAGGGGTTGTACCAGGAGGTTTTATAGTTACGCGCAGGTTGGTGATCGACCGCGTGACTATGTGGGGTCGGAAATTTCAGTCAGAGCAAGCAGAGGGCACCTTGGTCGGGCGCGTGCTGGAACCGTAATGAGCTAGACGATGGCTAAAGATTCGCGCAACGTTGTTGTTACTGATCCTGATCCCACTGCAGCGGTCACAGAGGCTCTAAAGCTTGCCGTGGCAAACATCGATGGGCGGATCAACGGCCTTGACGAAAAAATAGATTTTCGGTTTCAAGCGATTGACCAAGCTACAACGTTGGCGCGCGATGAATACCACCGGGAAATTTCGACGCTGAAAATCGAGATTCAGAACGCGGCATCGGCTGCGGCGCAAGCAAACAAGGAACTGGTCGGTCAACTTGGCTTGGCAAACTCCACAGCTTTGACGGCTGCCCTTCAGACGCAAGAGAAGTCGGCGGCCAAAAGCGAGGGAGCGCTCACGGAGCTTCTGAAACAGCAGCAGATAAACTTTGCAACCGCTGTTACGGTGATCAACGACAAGATCGACCGGCTGACATCGCGGTTTGATTTGAGCACGGCCAGCACGACGGCGGCCGACACGAACCGCCGAGACAGCCGGGACGAATCGCATAGCAACCGAACTCAGCAGACAGCGTTGATTGCGATCGGCGTAACGATTATCCTCGCTTTCGTTGCGTACGCTTTAGGTTTTCACAAATAGGAGCCTGCCATGACGCTCGGAACAATTCTGCTTGTGATTTTGATCCTCGCCCTTTTCGGCGGGCTCACCGGCCCCTGGAATGTCAGCGGCCCATTCTACGGCACCGGCTATTACGGTGGTGGCGGGCTCGGGTTGGTGCTGGTCATCGTGCTCGTGCTGGTGCTGCTCGGGCACATCTAGGTTTTTCGGGCACTTGCACCTACTTGGCTAATGTGGCAGCTTAGGTAAATCGACTTGCCCCCGTAAGGGGCAGCGCGACTGGTGGCCGTTAGTCACTTAGGAGACGAACATGGCGAAGGACGTTGGCGATGCCGAAGACGACGAAGAAGTTTCCACCGAACAAACTCCAGGCGAAGGGGAAGACGTCGAGCAAGTCGAAGGTGCCGATGCCCCCGAACAAGCTCCAGAGGAACAAGAGGCTGGAGAAGACGTCGATGTAGAGGACGCGGAGCCGCCTGCCTCACGGGGCAGCAATCGGCTCCAGCGACTGGCGAACGAGAATCGCGAGCTTCGTGACCGGCTCTCCAATGTAGAGCGCCAGGTGACGCAACCGGGTCCGGTGCAGACCGGGCCGCAAGAGGAGACTGAACAACAGTTCCAGGCACGCATTGCCTTGTTGCCCCCCGACGAGCGGATGGAGGCACGGTTTCTGCGGTCGGAACAGCGTAACCAGCGGTTCGTCGCGGCGACGGCGATGCAGCAGCAGGAGACGCTCGACAAGGCGACGTTCGACGCCAAGGCTGCCGTGGACGAGCGTTACAAGCGGTACGCGCCCGCGGTCGAGGCGAAGCGGAAGGAACTGCAGGCGCTGGGTCAGTGGGTGCCCAGGGAAGCGGTTCTGAAGTTCGTAATTGGCGAGCGCGTGCTGGCCAACCAGGGCTCCAAGGAAGTTTTGAGGAAGAAGGCGAGTGGACAGAAGCGGATCGCAAGTCAGCAGGCGCGGCCCTCCGGGGGACGCAGCGACGTGGGCGGCGATCGGCGCGCGGTCAGCGAGGCAGAGGCGCGCAGGCGCCGTCTGGAGAGCGCGGAAATCTGAGGGCGCGGTGGTCGCGTCCTTTACGGAGGCGTGATCGATGGCTACCAACGTTGCCGGTTCCTTTGCTGCGGACATTGAAGGCTACCTCGCCGACGAAACCCTGCCCCTCGCCCGACGCCAGCTCGTTGTCTACCAATTCGGCGATCCACTGACACTACCGAAGGGTCGCGGTACCGGGTACACGGCGACCCGTTACAACCGTGTTCCCCTCCCCTCTGCCCCCCTCTCTGAAGGTGTTCCGCCCATCGGGCAGAACATGACCATTTCGCAGGTCTCCGCGACCGCGCAGCAGTGGGGCGACAAGATCACCATCACGGACGTCGGCGAGCTCACGATCAAGCACCCGCTGTTCGTCAAGGCCAAGGAGCTGCTCGGGCTCCAGATTGCCGAGACCCTCGAGCGCAACACCTTCAACAACCTCCTCGCCGGCGCGCAGGTCAATTTCGTCAACACGCGTGGCAGTCGCGGTGCCCTGGTGGCCGGCGACGTGCTCAACCCGCACGAGATTACGCGCGCCACCGCGATCCTCGAGACGCTCGGGGCGCCGCGCTACGACGGCGACGAGATGACCGATACGCGCCTGGAGGCCGACGCCGGCGGCGCCAAGGCATCGAACAATCCGCGCAAGATGCCGCACTACTCGGCTGTTCTGCACACGCTCGCCGTGGCCGACATGCGCGAGAACCCGACGATCAACCAAGCGTGGACGTACAGCGATATCAACCGGCTGTACAACTACGAGCTGGGTGAGTGGGGCGGCATCCGGTTCTGTCGGTCGAACCTCGTGCCGACGTTCACGGGCGTGACGGCGATCCAAGGCACTCCCGGTTCGGCTGGGGCGCTCGCCACCAACGCCAACTACTTCATTCAGGTCACCGCGCAGGACACGCAGAACCAGTACGAGTCGCGCATCTACGGTGTGTCGAACGCCATCTCGGTCGCGGGGCCGAACGGGTCGATCTCCGTGGTGCTGCCGACGGTCGCCGGCTTCACCTTCAACGTTTACGTTAACGCGGGCGCCAACACGCCGTTCAACTTGGGGCTTTCGGCGGCGGGGCCGACGACGGGTCCGTACGCGGGGCAGGCGACGCAGCTCGCCGGCGGACAAACCGTGGTGATCACGGGCGTGGGTATCGCGCAGGTGCCGCCGGCGGCGCCCGCGAACGGCATCACCGTGTATCCGTGCTTCATCTTCGGCCGCGGCGCCTACGGGCAGGTGATGCTCGACAACGTGAAGTTCTCGTACCTCAAGGACGCCGACAAGAGCGATCCGCTGAACCAGCTTCGCGTGGTCGGCTGGAAGGCATATTATGGAACATTAATTGAAAACCAACAGTTCTTTATGCGCATAGAATCAACTTCAGCTTTCAGTGTTACTTTCGGCTGAAGCAAGGTATTCTATAGCATACTTGAGGATGTGAATACTATGCTGAAAATGTCCCAAACTAACATTGCATCCGTGGCAAAGCAGGCCACGGATGCGGTTGGTTTGGTGGCAGTGATCAACATGAAAGTCTCCGCGGCCTCCTGGAGTAAGCGACCGGCAGAGTGCGCAACGGCCCTGTTGGCGTGTAAGCAGCACGTCGTAAGTTCCCAACGGAATACCCAAACGGCAGCGCAGCTTGTGGTCTTTAGCCAGTCTTGGGTTGGCTTCGCGCCATTTTTTAGAACACGCGGCCAAGTGGAGCAAATTTCTGCGACGCCATTTATCGTGGCGTTTGCCCGAGCACGGCTTGCAGTATACGTTGTAACCGTGCTTTGTATGGCTCGACTTGAAGAACTCGTCGAGGGGCTTTGTTTGTTTGCAGCGCGGACAGCGCTTTACGCCGCTGGACAGATCAAGGGGTGCTCGTGGCATTGCTGGTCTCCTGTGTAGTACACACTATACCAGCAGCTTTATAGGAGTCAAGCGATGGCCTATCGAATTCGGTACCAAGTCAACATCGATTGGATCGGCGCAGGTGCTGGTCCAATGGAGGGGCTCTCGGCTTCCTACCTGCCGGGCGGCGGCTGCAACGGGCAGACTTTTGATGTGGTCAACGCCGTGACGCCGGTCAGCTCTACGTTCGTAGCGGCGGACGTCACCAACTTGACGAATGCCATGGCGGCTGACGTTGCTGCGCAGCTCAACGTGGCAGCCACGCTCGCCAAAATTCAGGCGTGGTCAACCGGGAATCCGTAACCGTGGCAACCTCGACACTCGGCACCAACGCTAACAACTCGATCCCGTTTGCGCTGCAGGTGCCCGGCTCGTTCATCACGCCGGCGGGCGTGGCATCAGCGAGCAGCGCGGCGCCGGCCGACGTCGCGGCGCTCAACAACGCGATCCGCGATGATCAGAATCGCGTGCCCGGCTTGGCGGGTCCCATGGGGGGCTGGTCGACGCAGGGCATGCTCTACGTGCCGAACCGCGGTTGGCTGCGCACCCTGCCGGGCGACTGGGTGGGAGTGGACAGCCGCGGCTGGCCGATCCTGCTTTCGTCCGACTCCATTCTCAACGGACTTTGGACACATACGCCTTAGCTTGTTGGAGCCGTTTTGGATCGTGCGCGAAATAGCCAAGCCCACGGTTACAATTGGTGCACAGGAGTCCACGTATTTGTTTAGTTAGTTTGCAATGATCGACGTGCAAGCGCGTATTCCAGCGACCGCCTGCTTGTGTTGTTTGGCATATCGCGCAGCGGCCACTTTGTGCGGCGTGCATTTGATCATAGGCTCCAAGTGGCATGCCCAGTCGCCAGCGTAAGCCACGATCTTTCAGTACATTTTTATGTTTTTGACGTCGACGTTGTTCTGTTTCTTTTATTTTTTCTGGGTGTTTTTTTCGATACTCACGAGCGCGTTGTGTACAACACGGTCGGCATGTGTACGCTTTACCGAGGGGTGCATGCTTATGGTTGGCAAAAGTGTCCAGTGGTTTACGTTGTTTGCATACGTTGCAACGTCGTGTTGGACCTTGTATAGTGAGTGTAGTTTCGTTCATAGGGTTTAATCTCCAATGGTTTATTTAAAATAACCCATTGGTAATAAGAGGGCAAGATGACCATTCTCGACAACGGCAAGCCCGATCGCAAGCTTGGCCTGCAGCCGCAACGGGATGACCCCAACGTGTTCGGTATTGAGCTGACGGCCGCCGAACGCGCCGCGATCCGCGAGAAGGCCAAGCTACAAATCCGCAACGAGCTGAAGGACAAGGCGGAAGCGGCCTTGCTGGCTGAGTTTCTCGACGAGGAGCGCAGCCGCGTCGACCCCACCCAGGTGCTGCTGCCGATCTACCTGGAGCTGGCGGGACATGAGTCGCACCTGCTGGTCGATGGTTTCATGTATCACCATCAACACCTTTATCACGTGACACCGACGGTCTTCGCCACGCTTGCCGAGATGATGGCGCGAGGCTGGGCGCACGAGGAAGAGACCGAGGTGCGCGACACGCAGACGCGGCGCCGGCACCGTGCGCCGGGGCACGTCGGCGTCAACAATTTTACGGACCATCGCCAGCCGCGGGATCTCCGCGTGAGTTCGGGGCAGTTGCAAGGTGCGTCGGCGGGGGCGTTGTTGGGGATCGGCACATGACGGAGGCCCGCACCGTAGTGGCTGATCCCGCTCTTGGTTGCTCGTATCAGATCGTGCTCGACAAGGAGGCGCGGCGTACGCTGGTGTTCCAGCTGCACGTGCCGCTCGATACGTCGCTCGACGTGATCAACGAGAACCTTGACAAGATCGGTAAGGCGGCTGATCGGCAGATCGCATGGTACGAATTGCTCGAGGCGCGCGAAAACCTCAAGGGGCACCAGCGGTCGCTGAAGGGTATTCTGGAGCAGCGCGAATTGCTCGATGCGCGCGCGGAAGCCGAGTACATGGAGAGCAACCGCAAAGGGCCATGGTCGCCGGATAAGCTGCCGCCGCAGCACAAGCAGCAGCGGCTGGCGTTGGAGCAGGCCATCACGAAGTACAAAGAGGGCATCGAGCGATGGACGCAGGACGAGGCCCGCTGTGCGCAATTGGTGAATGGCCATGTCGTTGACGGCGGCGCAGATCGTCACGCTGAGTTGTCAGATCGCTAAAACGAGCGGCATGATCTCTCAGGCGGGGCAGCAGCTCAACGCGGTCCTTAGCGAGCTTTGCCAGACCTACGATTTTTCGGCGGCGCGCACGATCACCACATTCAATTTCACGGGCACCAGCGGGCCGTACAACCTTCCGGCTGACTATTTGCGTACACTCAAGGGCAAGCAGTTTTACACTTACAACGGGCAACCGTACTTCATGGTGCGCATCGAGCTCGACGAGTACGACGCGCTGGTGCAGCAGCCGGGGTTTCAAGACTTCCCCCGCGACTTCACTGTGGACATGGCGCAGTCGCCTCCTGCCGAGTATGTGTGGCCGCCGCCGTCGATCGCGGTGCCGGTCACGGTGCGCTACCAGCGCCAGATGCCCGACATTACGACGCCCGAAACCAGCGCCACGGTGCCGTGGTTCCCGTTTCAACAGTACCTGATCACGCGGCTGGCCGGCGAGATGATGCAGATTGCCGACGACGACCGCGCGAACTACTTCCTCACCAACGACGAGAAGATCAACGCGCAGGGCGCAGGCGTGCTGTTGCGCCGGTATCTCAACTTGAAGGACGACCCGGAAGGGCGCACCAAGACTGTGGAGCTCGACCGCCGGCGGTTCGGCATTGGCGGACAATTCAACCGGTTACCGAACACTAAGAGCATCGGGTGGTAGATGGGCATCCGGAACGCGGTCCCGGTCGCGTTTCGACCCGCCGGGATCTCCGACACCCTGGACGGCTCGACGTCGTTTCCTGGCGCCATGTCGTTGTTGCAGAACCTAATCCCCGACCCGTCGACCAAAAACTTGTGGCAGTGCCGGCCAGCGGCACAGAAGGTGGTCGACTTCAACACGCAGGGGGGCGCTTTCAACGCGGCGCAATTCTCGACGGCGTTTCAGATTGGCTTTGCGACCGGTGGCGCGTTCAGCCCCGGTGTTACGGCGGGCTTCATCTCGTGCCTGGTCGTGCTCGGCAACTACGTCTACGGGATGATTGCCACAGGACGTAACCCAGGGCACGACGAGCCGTTCGCCTACAATTTGTTGACTAACTTGTTCACGGTGATCAGCGGCGTGACCAACGCAAATACGCCGGCGAGTCCAGCGACCAGCGGGGATTGGGTTCCCCCGGACATGGCACTGATCGGCACCAAGCTGATCGTGACGCACTCGGGTTTCACGGGCGCGGGCGGTGTCTACTTCGGGGTGCTCGACATTGCGAACACGGCTGCGCCTGCGTGGTCGGGTAACAACTTGACCGGGGCGATCACGTTCACGATCCCGCCTTCGGCGGTCGAGCAGTTCAACGGTCGGGCCTGGTACATTATCAATCCGCCGACTGGTCAGCCGGCTGTGGTGTTCAGCGATATCCTTGCGCCGACGGTGGTCACTAACGCCAATCAGGTGCTGACGTTCGGCGACAGCTTGCCGTTGACGGCCTTGGGCGGGCTGCCGCTGAACAATCAGCTCGGCGGCGTCATTCAGTCGTTGATGGTGTTCAAGGGCGTGACCAACGTCTACCAGGTGACGGGCGACGCTGCGACGCTGCCGGCTGCCAACCTGGCGGTGAACAGCCTCAATATCGCGACCGGCACGCTTGCCCCCAACACGATCGTGCCCACGCCGCTTGGGTTGGCGTTCGTCGCGTCTGATGGGTTGCGCATCATTGACTTCACGGCGCGCGTGAGTGATCCGATTGGGCACGACGGGCAGGGCAAGACACTGCCGTTCCTCTTCGCGCTGTCGCCGTCGCGCATGGCCGCGGCCGCCAATGGCAACATCCTGCGTATCCAGGTGCAGGATGGCAGCACGACCGGCAGTCCGTTTGTCGAGTTTTGGTATGACTTCGTGCGCAAAGTCTGGTCAGGGCCGCACACCTTCCCGCCGTCCTTGATCGCGCGGTATCTGAACACGTTCATCATGAGTCCGATCGGCGTGCTTGCGACACTATGGCGCAGCGATTGGGTGCAGTCGCTGACCAGCACGTTCGTCGAGAACGGGGTGCAGCTTACGTTCAACTGGCTGTCGTCGTTCTTCCCCGACACGGACCAGATGTGCCAGATCGCCATGGTGGAGAGTACGATTTATATGGCGTTCTCCGCGGGGCAGTCGGGTTACAGCGTGAGTGCGCTCGACCAGAACGGCATAGTGCTAGGCAATGTGCAGCTTCAGTTTACGGGCACGGCGAGCCTGTGGGGCAGCATGATTTGGGGGCAGTCGTTGTGGGGCGGCGTGCAGGCGCCGCTTGCGCCGCACGTGCTTCAGTGGCCGGCGCCGCTGGAGTTCCGACGCATGCAGCTTCAGGTCGTGGGGCCAAGCGCGCTGGGGGCCAGGATCGGCACGCTGCATATGCGGTATCAAAAACTCGGCTATCTCCAGGAAGGTGTTGTACCATGAGGCAACTTGGGTTGGTGGGCTTGTTTCTCCTGGCGGGGCTGGTGCGTGTCGAAGCGGCGTGCACCGCGGGTACGCTGCCGTTCGTGTTCCAGAACAACACGATTGCGGATGCCACCCAGGTCAATGCCAACTTCAACACCATCCTTGCGGCCGTGGCGGCGAACTGCGCCGGGTCAGGGACCAACACGGACATCACGGCTTTGAACGGGTTAGTCACGCCGCTTGCACCGGCAAGCGGCGGCACGGGGTTGTTCATCGGAGGCGTCACCACAGGTGGCAACGCGCAGGTGCTCACCTCGACCACGCCGAACAGCTTTGCGCTGACGACGGGCTACAAGGTGTCGTTCATTGCCGGCGCGACGACTACGAACGCGACGACGCTCAACGTGCGCAGCACGGGGGTGACCAACGTTTTTCGCAAAACGCAGCTGGGTGTGACCAAAACAGCAGGCGGTGAGATCGTATCCGGTAGTCCCTACACGGTGGTCTACAACGGTACGAACTTCGTGCTCGACGGCGAGACCATCATGGTTGGGCAAATAATTGATTTTGCTGGGAGCTCGTTACCAGCCGGTACGTTGTTGGCGCAAGGACAGGCGATTGACCGCACGCAATACGCGGATTTGTTCAGCGTCATCGGTACGACCTACGGAGTCGGCGACGGCGTGACAACGTTCAACATTCCGGATTATCGTGAGCGTTTGGCAGCCATGAACGGAACCACTGGGCGTCTATCGCTGTGCGCGACCCCCAATACGATCGGGTCCACTTGCGGCGCGCAGTCGATCGCGATTCTCCAAGCGAACTTACCGAACGTTAATTTCATTGAGCAGGCCAGCGGGCATTTTCACGGGCTGCCCTATTCCAACTCGGCATCGTCGTCCGTCAGTGGCTCCGGTATTGGCGTGGTCACGGGGACCGGCGCCAACACGCTCAACAACACGAGTTCGCTGGTCAGCGTGAACAGCGGTGGCAGTGGCACGCTGTTGCAGACCATCCCCCCTTTGCTGATTGCCAACAAAGTCATTCGGTACTAGACTGAACCCAGCGACAGGAAAGGGCTGATCGATGAAGCGTTTCCCCAAGGCTCTGCAAGCGATGCTTTTAGGCGCTCTCGTGGCCGGCGCCGGTAGCGGTTTGTGGGCGGCGAACCTGCCGTCGCAGGTTCAGCAGGGCTCCTGCAGTGAGCCGAGCCAGATCCTGTCCTGCTCGAACTCGCTCACGCAGGTGGTGAACGCTGGGCTCGGCATGCTGGCTGCGACCGGCACCGCGTTCCTCACCGCGGCCGGCACCGCCGAACAGACGGCCGTGACCACTACCCTGCCGGGCAACATCATGGTGCAGGCCGGCAACTCGATACGCCAGCGTTGCTGGGGCGGCGCCGCCAACAACGGCAACGTCAAGACCGTCAAGCTCTATTTCGGCTCCAGCATCGGCACGTTGAGCGTCACCGCATCGGCGGCGACCAACTGGGAGTTCGAAGCGTTGACGGTCGCCACCAGCCCGACCGCGCAGACGACCGAGTTCCGCGCGTTGCAGAACAACACGTCGGCGCCGATCGCTATCACCAACGTGACCAGTGCCGACACCCCCCTGGCCGGCACCGTGATTCTCAAGTGCACCCTGACCGACGGCACCAATTCGGTCGGCGACCTTTCCATGTCGGGCTATCTCGCCGAAATCATTAAGTAAGGAGCGACTATGACCTTGACGCCAGAACAGGAGAAGGCGGCCGAAGTCGTCGCCGAAAAGCAGCGGCTTGCCGCGGTGGAGCAGGCACGTCTCGACGGCCAGCCGCGCGTGCGCGTCGCCAAGGTGATCGCCAGCATGCAGAAGCAGCACCTGGGCGATGACCGGCTGCACGCCATTCAGCAGGCGGTGCTGGAGCTCGCCCAACACGTGATGCCGCTCCTGCCGCCGCTGGAGAAGGCAAAGCCGCCTGCGCCGCCGCCTGCCGCGGCAGTGCCGCAGAGGCCGCCGCCGTTCGTGAACCCAGCCCCGACCCCCACGGAGCATGACCCCCATGCCCAATAACTTCGGTTCCGGAAAGTCGAACATCAAAGTTACGACCGATTTGCACAAGGGGCTCAAGGTCACGGCGCCGAAGGCGATCGACAAGTCGTACAAGTACAAGGGCGGGAGCGTGAACGACGATGCAACACGTACGTCCGTCGCCCGCACGCCCAAGAGTCTCGGACCCCGCGAAGCTTGAGTTTCGTTGGGAGCGGTTCCACAAGATCGCGCACGAGCTTCCTCCGCTGTTCAAACGGCACTGGGAAGAAATCGCGCTCGATCGCGAGTTTGTGCCGCTCGACCCGGACTGGGACTCCTACTACGCAAACGACCTGCGCGGCGTGCTGCACGTTTTGACGGTGCGCGCCGGCGATACCCTGGCCGGCTACGTGTTCAATCTGGTCGGCGGCCACCTCCACTACGTCGGCACACGCTTTGCCCATACCGAGATGTTTTGGCTCGACCCAGCCTATCGTAAAGGCTGGGCGCCTGTTAGGATGCTGCAGGAGAACATCGAGGGTTTGCGCGCACGCGAGGTGGAGATCTCGACCATCAGCTTTAAGCTCGGCTTCAAGAACGCCCGTGTCGGCAAACTGCTGTTCAGGCTAGGTTACGAGGCGACCGACATTGTCATGAGGAAGGTGCTGTAGATGGGCATCGTAGCAGGACTGGTCAGCGGCGCTGGCGCGCTCGCCGGCATGTTCGGCAGCGGCGGGGCAAGCGACGTTCAGCTGCCCCCGCAGTTCAACATGCCCAACATGGGGCCGGCGGCCAACAACGCCTTTGGGGGTATTCAAGGGCTTGGTCAGTACACCGACCTGGCCACCTCGACGATGCCCTATGCGCAGAACACGTTCCAGGGTCTCTACAACAACCCCTACGCTGGCCAGGCACAGCAGGGTGCCAACGTGGGCGCGGGGCTGGGCGAGAACGCGGCGCTCGGCGCCTACGGCACCGGCGGGATGCTTCAGAGCGCCGGGCTCGGCACTATCCCCTACGCTTCGTCCATCATGCAGACCGGGTTTGACCCGCAGAACGCGCTCTACGCGCGCACGCAGCAGCAGGTGCAGGACCAGACCCGCGCCGGGCTCGAGGCGCGCGGTGTCGACAGCACGCCTTATGGCGCTGGCATCGAGGGCCAGCAAATGTCGAACTTCAATATCGACTGGCAAAACGCGTTGCTGGGGCGAGAGACCGCGGCCGCGGGCGCCGCCGGCACTTTGCTCAACCAGGGCGCCGGGGTGGCGAACCTTGGCACCGGCATTCAGAACCAGGCCCCCGGCCAGTACGCAACAGCCGCCGCCATGCCGTACGCGACCGCGACAGGCATCGGCCAGGGGCAGAACCAGGCGATTACCTCGTTGCTCGGGCAGGGCAGCGGCGCGCAGGGGCTGGCCCAGCAGCCGATCGGCGACTGGCTGTCGTACCTGCAGACCGGCAACCAGGCGGGCGGGGTGGCGAACCAACAAGCAGGCCTCGCGCTGCAGCAGCAACAGCAGGGGTTCAACCAGCAGCAAATTTACGGCAAGCAGCTGGGCTCGGCGCTCTACGGGCTTGGCGGCAGCGGCAACCCGTTCGCCAACCTCTTCGGGGGCGGGGGCGGGGGCAACCCGAACGCCTACAGCTTCACAGCTTTTGGGTGAGCCATGCCCGGCGGGTTCGGAGGTTTCGGTGCGGTAGAGTCCGGGTACACCCAGGGCGGCATGGACCAGCAGAAGCTGCGGGCCATGGAGCTGGAGAACGCCGGCACCCAGGCGCTTGGCCGTGCGTTCCAGATGCTTGCCCCACAGGGCGCGATGCCGGGCGCCATGATGCCCCCTGGCCAGTCGCCGCCGATGGGAGGCCCTCCGGGTATGCCACCCCCTGGGGCTCCCCAGGCTCCTGGTGGGGCCATGACTGGCCCAGCGCCGCCTGGTGGTCCACGCCCCATGATGCCCCCTGGGCAGCCGCAGACCATGGCCATGCCAGGGGCGCCGCCGATGCCTGCGGTACAACCCCAACCACCGCAGCAACCCCCCGCCGGGGTCCAGCCCCCCAGCCCGGTTCCGGCGGGGGGACCACCTCAGATGGGTGGTCCCATGGGCGGCGTGCGCGCGCCCATGTCGTGGCAGGACATTGCGCAGATCGTGGTGCGGGCGAACCCCGGCGCACCGCCGGCGGTGATCGCTGCCGCGGTCACCAAGGCGCTGCCACTGATGACGGCCGACAGCCAGCAGCAGTGGCGGCTTATTCAGCAGCAGCTGCAGCAGCAGCGGATCGACCAGGGGCAGCAACGTCTTGAGCAAGGTGAAACGCGGTTGGGGCAGCAACAGCAGAGTTTTGGCGAGCGACAGCGCGAGTTCGATACGCGTGAGCAGCGCCTACGTGAAGGGCTCGAGTCGCTCAAGGATGATCGTGCACGCAAGGCGCAACAAGCAACCGACCAGGCGAGACAGAAGGCACTGCAGTTTACACAGACGCAGGACCGCAAGGCGCGCGAGGACGCGTTCAAGGAGTGGGATACGCAGCAGCGGAATTACGACCGTATCATGCGCGCCAAGATCAACGCGGCTACGAACCTGTCGGGCGAAGAGAAAAAGAAAATGCTCAATGACCTGGACGCTGAGTGGGGCCGTGCACAGCAAGAATTGGAAGGCTTCAAGAAACAGGTTGATGCTGGCGAGCAGCCCGGCGTGCCGGCGAAGTCTGCGAACACGCAGGTGAAAGACCGCTTCGTCGGCGAAGGTGGACAGCAAGCGGAGCTCAAACCGATCCCGGCCGACAAGCTCGCCGACATCAAAGCGCGCCTGCAGCAGAACCCATCGGCGCGCGCTGACGTGATCAAGCGGTTGCAGGACGCGGGATACTCGTCTGAGGGCCTGTGACGTGGCCGACGATCTTGACGTCAACGCACTTTTCAACAAGCCTGCGGCATCTAGCCGCATTAGTAACACTACTAACGCGTTGGACGTGGACAAGCTGTTCACGCCCGCGCCGCCGCAGGCCGACAAGGTAGCGCCCGGCGGGATCACGGCGCTGGTCACCGGCCAGTCCGAGCAACCGCAGCATGACACCTACCTAGGCCGCGCCGGCGACATCTGGTCCGACATCAAAGGCGTGTTCCACCAGGGCGTCGAGGAACTAAAGAAGGTCCCCGGTGAGATGGTCGGCGGGCCGCGCGAGCCGAGCGTGGCCACCAAGCTACTGGGGCTGAAGGGCGCTGCGCTCAAGCCGGTCGGTGATCTCCTGTCCGGCTTCTTTGACATCGTGGCCTCGCCGGTTAAAGGCCCTGCGCGCTCCATGGTGACGCGCCCGATTGCGGAGGCCGTCGGCACCACGCCTGAACAGGTCGAGCGCGTGACCGACCTCGCGCTGCCGGGGCTCGGCGTGGTCAGCTACGGCAAGGGTGCACGGCTGGCCGGCTCCGCGGCGCTCAAGACCGTCGAGAAGATCTTCTCGCCCACCACGGTGGACGCCGACGCGACGATCGCCGAAACGCTTGTTCGCGGCACCGGCGGCATGGCAGCACGCGACACCGCGGCCACGCGCGCCGACATGGAGCCGTTCCACAAGACCGTCAACGCGCTGCCCGACACCGCCCGGCTCGACTTTATCGACCACGTCGAGGGCGGCGCCGCGCGCACGGCCGCGCTTCCACAGGCGCTACAGACCCTGGCCGGCAAGATGAAAGATGCGTTTGAATTGCGGAAATCAAAACTGCAGGCGCTGCCGAGCACCCAGCAGGCCCAGTTCGTCGAGGACTATTTCCCACATTTCTGGCAAGACCCTCAACAAGCGCAACAGTTTGCGCAGAACTTCTCAGGTGGAGCCTCAAAGCAAGGCTCGGGAGCGAGCCTGCACGGCCGCACCGTGCCGACTATCGCGGACGGCATCAGGGCGGGGCTGCAGCCGCTGACCACGGACCCCATCGAGGCCACGCTGCGCTACGTCGCCAGCATGGACCGGTTCATCGCCTCGATCGAGGTACTCGACACCGCCAAGGCGATCGGCCAGGTCAAGTGGGTCAAGCCAAAGGTCATGGGTGCGTCGGGGCATCCCGACAGCTTCAAGGTGCCGGCCGGTTGGAAGCCCATCGAGGGCCGCGGGGCGACGCGCGCCAACGGTAGCCGCGCTTACGCACCAGAGGGCTTCGCCCGGGTCTACAACAACTTTATTAGCCGCGGCTTCCACGAGCTGGGAGGAGGCGAGTATGGCGCAGCCTACGACGTAGCCCAGCGAGCCTCGAACGCAGTCACTGCTCTCGAGCTTGGTCTGTCAGGCTTCCACGCAGTCACCATGGCCAACGAAGCTGGGATCTCCAAACTGGCCAGGGGCATCCACGACATTGTGGGCGGCATCGGTGCGCTGGACGCAAGGCGCATGCTCCGTGGCGCCGGCGCGGTTGCATCCGCACCTGCGGCTCCCGTCACGAGCTACTTGAAGGGCCGCGGGCTGGAGAAGGTCTACCTGGGGCAGTCGGCGGGCTCGCCCGACATGGCCAGGATCACTGATCTACTCACCAAGGCAGGCGGCCGCGCCAAGGGCGCGCAGCACGCGCGGGATTACTCGTTCAGCGCGATGGGGTCGTACTGGACGGCGTTCAAGCAGGGCGCGCTGAAGGCGCAGCTCCAGCTTGCCGCGGCCGACGTCAAGGCGAACCCGGTGCTCGGCACGCTGCGCCAGGGTTTTGCGCAGATGGGGCGCATTATGTCCACGGTGGCGCAGCCGCTGTTTGAGGTCGCAATCCCGCGCCTGAAGAACGGCGCGTTCTACGACATGATGCACGCCTGGCTGGAAGCGAACCCGACGGCCACTTACGACAGGCAGGTGAGCGCGGCGCGCGAGATTTGGGACTCGGTCGACAACCGGTTCGGTGAGCTCGTCAGCGACAACGTGTTCTGGAACCAGATGCTCAAGCAGTCGGCCCAGCTTGCCATGCGGTCGTACAGCTGGAACCTGGGGACCATGCGCGAGATCGGCGGTGGCGCCAAGGATATCGCTTCCGGCCGGTGGACGCCGCGGGCTTCGTACGTGATCGCGCTGCCCATATGGGTTGGCACTATGAACGCGGTCTACCAGAAGCTGAAGACCGGCAAAAACCCCGAGAGCGTACAGGACCTGGTGGGTGGCCAGACTGGTGGCGAAGCTCTTGGCGCGTCCGTACCGCCGGCGCGCGGATTTGGTCGCTCGACGCAGGCGACCGTCCCTGAACGCGTGAGCATTCCCGGCTACCAGAAGGACGTCATGGGGTGGTACGAGGACTACGAGCGTGAGGCGAAGAACAAAATTGCGACACTGCCGCGCATGCTGGGCGAAGTGCTGACCAACTCGAACTGGCGCGGCGACCCGATCGTCAACCCTGAAGAGGCCGCACCCCAGTGGCTCAAGTCATACTTCAACTACGCAATGGAGACGCTCGGACCGATCAGTCTCCGGCAAGCCTCGAAAGGGTCAAAGCTCGGCTCAAATATCACGCGGCCCGAGCAGCTCATGGGGTTGCGGCCGGCGCCGTCCTACGTGCAAGACCCGGAAGGCTACGCGCGCCAGCAGAAGAACATTCACCTGTCGAAGGGGCGGAAGAAGGACCGGTTTGAAAAGAAGCAACGTGCTCAGTACGGAGGAACCGACGAGTGAAGTTGCTCATTGTCGATCCTCCCGGCCACGGGCTTGATCTCGCGATACGTGCCCAGGCCGCCGGTCACGAGGTCAAGCTTGCTATCCGTCAGGATGAAAAGTCGAAAGCGATCGGACGCGGCTACGTCGATGTGCAAGCCGACTTCCGACCGTGGCTTCGCTGGGCGAACCTTATAGTGTGTACGGACAACTCCCTTTACCTGCGCGACCTTGACGCCCACCGTAAGGAGGGGGGTGTCATCATCGCTCCATCCCAGGAGATGGCGCAGTGGGAGCTCGACCGGCAGCTTGGCCAAAAAATTCTCAAGGCTGCGAACATTCCGGTAATAACTTCGCGTGCGTTTCACTCCTACGACGACGCAATCGCGCACGTGAAGAAGACGATGCAGCGTTACGTCTCCAAGCCGTGCGACGACGCCAACGCCGACAAGGCGCTGTCGTACTGCTCGTCCGGCCCCGACGACATGGTATACATGCTCGAGCGGTGGAAGAAGTCGAACAAGTTGAAGGGTTCCTTCATCCTTCAGGACTTCGTGCCCGGCATCGAGATGGGCGTGGCCGGTTGGCATGGTCCACACGGATTCAATGACTCCTTCGAGGAAAATTTCGAGTTCAAGAAGCTGATGAATGACGATATCGGCTGTGCCACGGGCGAGCAAGGTACAGTCCTGCGCTACGTTCGGCGCTCCAAGCTCGCCGAGAAGGTGCTGATCCCACTTGCCAAGCAGCTTGAAAAAATGAACTACGTCGGCGATATTGACGTCAACTGCATCATCGACGCGAGCGGCAACCCGTGGCCGCTCGAATTCACGACGCGTCTCGGCTGGCCAGCTTTTCAGCTTCAATGCGCGCTCGTGAAGGGAGACCCGATAGAGTGGCTCTACGACCTGGCGACTGGGACGGACGCACGTCCATTTTTTCTCGACCGCGTGGCGATCGGGGTGGTGCTGTCCGTGCCGGACTATCCGTATTCGCATGCGACCCGGAAGGAAGTAGTGGGCATTCCGATCTTCGACGTGAACCCCAGCTTGATGGAGCACCTGCACCCGTGCGAGATGATGCTCGGGGAGACGTGGGTAGAAGCCGGCGACGCGCTGGTGAAGTCTCCGTGCCCAATGACGGCCGGCGATTACGTGCTGGTGATGACGGCAACGGGGCTCACCATTCAGGACGCCCGTGGGAAAGTGTATCGCCGCCTGGAGCGGATCAGGAAGCGCATGCCGGGCTCACCGATGTACCGCACGGACATAGGGTCGAAGCTCTCCCGGCAATTGCCCAAGCTGCAGTCGCACGGTTACGCGAAGGGTTTGATTTTCTCGAACCAGCAGAGCAGCTAGAAGCGCTCACTTCTTTGGCGCTGCAGGACTACCATCGGATTTTAGCCATACCTCTTCACGCTCGACCACCCGAAGAGTTGGGGCTTTGGCTTCGCGCAAAATTGCGTGCAGGTCGTGATATCCTGGCGGCACGACTACGTGTGGATGAAAATTCACTGAAGAAGCAACGGCTGGATACGCTGCCTGAATTGGTGCGACTGATTGCTGAGGCGAAGGAGGGTAATCCCAAACTTGAGCTTTGATCAGGCCGCAGGCGACGAGGCCGGCGACGTAGCCGATGCAGATTCCGAGCGCCAATCCGCCAAGAAGTCCGATTACGAACATTTGGTGCGGCCCTCGCTAGTCATCTACGATCGCGGCGGATTAGGCGGCGCATCAGGAAGCCGCATCCAATGCGTGGGCCAATCTTTGTGATGGTGAAAGCCGGCGTCTGAATCCTCTACGGCCCAGGGATATTTCGGGTCGGCCTCAGCATCGAAGTAAGCGACCCTGAAGCTGGGATATTTCTGCCGATTCTGACAAATCAGAATGGAACTACCATCCTTCGGCGCCGTCTCAATTGGTTGCCAGTCGTTCATTTCCCCTCCCGCGATCCTTGCCCATTAGCGCGTGCTTCGTATTTGAGAACGGTGAGCACTGCGAGCGTCATCGGCATAGATTTGTCCCACAATAAGACGGCGGCCTTATCGTCAAAAATCTCGCGCACGCGCTGCAGTTCGTCACCGTTGCGAACGATCGAGTATTTCCGACCATCTATCACCGCGCCGTTGTAACGATAGTCGCCAATGATTTTGAGCATGGCTTCCCCTCGCTCATCGCTTACTTGCCCTCGCCGGGCGGTTGCCCATTAGCGCGTTTCATTTCTTGCCACGCTGCGGCCTTGAGGCATTCGCTATAGGCGTATAGCCGAGGGCATGGACGCGGCGGGTTGTCAGCGGGATCACAGGTGCACGGTTCGCGTTGCGCGAAGAACCGAACCCTTACCATCGCGTTGCAGACGATGGCTTCTCGCATCGCCGGGTGGAGGCCCGGTGCGCCAGCCTCTAAAGCGCTGGCAAACGCTTCGCTGATCTTCCTGTCGTCAAGCACGATCGATGCCATGGGTTCCTCGCGATCAGGTTATCGTTAGCGCGTGGTCTGCATGTATTTTTTAAGTTTTGCGAATTTCTCGTAGCGGCCTTCCTCAACAGCAGTCGCGCAGGTAAGCTTGGCTTCTATAACAAGCCCCATCATCACGAACAATTCTCCGAATTCATGCCCGAGATCATAGCCGTTTGTGTGACCGCTGCCTGGATAGCCATCGTCGCGACCGAATCGCAGCATCTTCGTCGCAGCCTTTTGAACCTCTGAGCATTCTTCGATCAAGATCGTAAGTAGCTCACGTTCATGATCCGTGGGCAGCGAGTGCTGTGAAATATATCGATCAGTCATTTTTTCCTCGCTGATGCTCATGATTGAGAGCGGAGCGGGCGGCTCTCAAGTCGCCTAATGGCACGCTGATCATCTGCCTGTCGTCCAGCGATCCCAGCCCGTCGGCTGCCAGGCGTAGTGCTCATCGAGCATTGCAAGAGCTTTGCGCAACACGATACGAAGATCGTCCTTGCCCCAAAAGGTCACGGCTGCGCTGTCATCGTCCCCCGGTCGATGGATGAATGGTCCTTGAACCTGACGCGGCACCGTTTTGTGGCCGCCGCACGTGCTACAATAGTCGTCCTCTCGATAGCCAGAACCAACACAGTCCGGACATTGGGATTGTTGTGTCGCGTCCGTCGCCGGCAACGCCAGATAGAATCGCAGGGCCGTGAATTTGCGCCCATCAATTTCCTTTTCGATGATCTCGATTCGGTCGGTCATCTCTTCGGCGTAGACGTTCACTCGCATGTTGCTCTCCTGCCTGCTGTCTACCGATGATTATGCGCTTGCTGCGTCGATCGTTTTTGCCCACCTGTGTAGCAGCGCCGCGAAGTGCTCCGCGTCGTCCAGCGGCTTGTCGCCTTTGGAAATCTTGAGCTGCTCGGACAGGTCCATCAGCTCGCCATAGGTGCAACCCAAAATGCCGCGCGCTAGCGAGTCCAGCTTGTTGTTGCCGTTCTTCTCGCGGTGCTCCGCCAAAGCTTTCTCCAGCTGGTTCATATCAGGCGAATGCGGGCGCATGTCCAACGGCCTGGGCTCCTTGCGTCCCTCGCTCGCGCGTTGCAACAGCTTCGTGAAGTGCTCCGCGCTCGACTCGTCGGTGTTCATGTTCGCTGCTCCATATACTTCTCTGGTTCCTTGATCACCCTGGCGATCGACGATACCGAAGGGTGTTGCATGTCGAATTCGACACAGGCCGTCGGCGCGCTCGCAAGGTTCGTCCCAGCCCCTAGGGTCACCATGCGGCGCTCTTGCGCCAGCACGTTCGCCTTCGCCAGATCCTTGACGACGTCGCGGTACGAATAACCCCGCCGCACGATCCACGCGCGAAACTCTTTGGCAGGCGTGACCAAGCGGCCTCCCTGGAGCTCGTAGCGCACGAGGAGCTTGCCCCGTGGCCGCGTCACAGGCTCAACCATGCGGTCCCGTGGGTTCCATGACGCGCCGACCACCAACGTGTCGCCCAGGTGGTCGGACAGATATTCGCCAAGCACCTCCACAGCTTGCCGCGCCTGGCCGGGCTCGTCGTCGGGGCGCGTAATCGTGGCCTCACGCTGGCGCTCGCCCAGCTCCTGCAACGCCCACTCCACCAGCTCGGCAGGCTCAACGTGCAGCAGGCCCAGCCCACGCACGAGCTCGCCGGCCACCGCCACGGCCCCGAGGGTGCGAACCCAAAACCGATGCTCGGGCGTGAAGCTCGTCGCCTTCCATATTTCGCCAGTCCACTGCACCAGCGCCTTCTTGGCGAAGTCGAGAACGGCGGGCTGCAGAAGATGCTGCATGTAGGCCGCGCCAGCATGGCCAGCGTTCTCGAACAGGCCCCACTTGAGCCGGTCGCCGGCCGCGTAGTCCATGTGCGGGGCAAACTCGCACTTGAATTCGAGCACGCGGAACGCCGGCGCGTCGGTGTCGTTGAACGACTGGAGGATATCCACGATCGACGCGTTGGAGGCGGTGACCAGGAGCGTCTGCCAGGCTCCTTGCGTGTGCGCGATCCCCTGGCCGGACTGCAGCGCACGCATCTTGTCGCGCCCATTGGTGAACATCATCACGAAGTCGCGCAGGAAGTCGGGGTGCTCGTTGCTGGCCAGGAGGGCTAGTTCATCAAACACCACCGGCAGATTTGCAAGCACCGCGAGCGTGAGCCCCTTCGACACCTGCGTGTCAATGCGCGTGAGTGAAATGCCTCTAGCGTCTCCCCAAATAGACGCCACTGCTTCGAGTGTAGTCGTCTTCCCAGTACCCGACGAACGGTTGACCAGAGAGACCACCGCGCCCCCTTCTTGCGGGGCTTGGAACCGCATAAGCGGCGCAGCGAACCCGCAAAGAAGGGCAAATAGAGGCGCCTGTCGACCGTCCGAAAATAGCCCATTGGCTGCCTTGCTCCACCCTCTCACTGATCCTTGCGCGGTGGGGGCGAGCCACTCTCCGCGGCGGGTGACTTCGGTTGAGCCGATGACTGCTCGCGCTTCCGTACCGTTGTATAAGTGAGTGCCAACAAGAAAAGCGGAAGCGTCATCTTTCCACCCGCACTGCTCATATTGCTGCTCCATCTTGTTGCCCCGGTGCCACTGGTCTAGCGCGTCGTGCACGTAACGGAGGAAAAGTTTAGGTTCACGAACCACCGCACCGGAGTCGGCAAGCTCGGCAACTCCAGAGGCACCGAACACGTGCCCCGCAGCGATCGTGATATCTCGCCAACCGTGGTGGGGCAGAAACTGTTTGAACGTGTATGACACGCGCCCAGCAGTTTCAGTAGCATGCACGCCTCCAAGGTGGATAGGATATTCACTAACCACAGTACGATCGGGGTTGCCACGCGCATCTTCCGTCACCCATATCAGTTGGTCTGTTTCGCTCCATCGCCACGGTTCGGGCAGGTTGGGATGGTAGCCGTTTAATACTTCGGCATATCCTTGATTGACAGCTTCTCCTTGATTGACAGCTTCATCCGCGGGTCGCTCGTGTCGAGTTTGGAAACCTCGTCCGAGGATGATCGGCGACGTTATTTTGCCCCAGTGCGGGCAGCCTTGGCACCCTTGCGGGTTGACGCTTTCGAGCTTCGCACACGTGGTCGGACCGCTGAGCGCTTTGCACCGTTCGAGGCGCTCTTGCGTTTCTTTTTCGGTGTAGCCGTCGTAACCATTCGACCATCCGTGGGCTGCGGACTCTCCTGGTTCACCACAGAAGGCGAGGACGCCGAGGCAAGCGAACCAGTGAGGCTCTGAAGTGCATCCACGTGACTGCGCAAGCTCTCCAAGCTGTCGACAAGCCTGGGCAATAGCTCTTGGATCGCCAGGCTCATCCCCGTACACGTTCGCAGCAGCGCGTGCGATCGACGCAGCTGGAAGGCTATTTGGTCGTGCGACAACGTCTCGTTCATTTCCCAGCTCCTTCAGATGTTCAAAAAGCGCGGTCGGATACGGCCCGACTAGTTCCCCGACCTCGACTTCACGCCCGGTTTTGTGGTGAACGGTGCCCGGTGGACGTAAGATCGAACTAGTGTCAGTTGTACGAACGGGATCAGCGTCCAGACCTTGAACGTGACATGCATGTTTGAGCCCTCGCGCGCAGGCGAGCCATCCGTCCAATGCCATTGCTTCTGCCAGTGGCCAGTAGACATGAAGACCACCGCCCGAACTAACAAATAACGGCGGTGGAAGGTGTACCAGTCGGCAAAAGCCCAAAACGGCTTCAGCAGCGTCTTGACGATCCGCATAGGGCGCGTCGCTCTTACTTTCCCGTGTGTCGACATCGAACCATAAGCTCCTGATCAGGTGTACGTTGGCGTGCGAGCGAAGCTCGTACTTCTGCTTGCGATCGTTCCATACGCCGGTTTCTTCCCGGTAGGTGGCGCAGGCATGATAAGCGTCGAACCCGGCCGCGCTCGCGCGCAGCACCGTGTCCGTCAGCTCGTCAATCGTTGCGCACGCCCACTGCCGCCTCTGTTCGCCTTTTTTGGCGAACGCCACGTACCACCCTTCCGTCGGCAGCACGTGTTGCAAGAAGTCGAGCGTGCGCAAGCTTTCCCTCCCCGAGTGCTCGCATGTATTCGGCGCGGTCCCGCTTGCTCAATTCCAACGGGACGGGGAACCCCTTGCGGGTGTCGATGAGACGGACGAGGCGCTCCAGGCAGGCATGAGCTTGCCGCCGACGAGCGCCGGTTGGCAAGCGTTTGTGCACCACCCACTCGCGAACCGTGTGGTAATCGCGTCCGAAAAACCACCGCAAGTCGCCAAACGTCAGACGTCCGTGGTGCTTGTAGTCGCGCAGCGCCGTCGAAAAAAGTTCGTCGTCCATCAGGCTCTCTTGGTGTTGAGGCTGAAAGCTGCGTCGATCGCTGCCTGCACGGTGCCGGTCGGCAGAGGTGCGTCTGCCATACCGTGTGCTTGCTGGGGCGCTGGCGGCTGCGGCGTGCGCTGCAGGAAGGGCGGGATCGCGCCCGGGTCATTGCTGGCCGGTGGCGCGTGGGCAGCCGGCGGCTGCGGCGTAGGGCGCTCCTGCTGGGCAGGCGTGAGCGTATTGAACATGCTGGTCTGCGTGGGACCGTTGGCAAACGGCGGGTTGGCCACCTCCTGCGGAGGTTTCGGCTTACGTCCCTGCCCGCGTCCGGCGCCACCGCGGTTCTCGACCTTGACGGGCAGTTGCTGCGGTGTCGGCTGGGGTACGAACGCGCGCTGGGGCTGCGCCGCCGCCGCGCCGGGTGGGCCAGCAAAGGCGCCTGTGGCCGGCGTAGAGCCGCGCTGGAGCGCCCCGCCCTGCGGTTGCTGCTCGAGGTAAGCCGTGGGCGGTGCCCCCAGCTGCGGCGCTGGCGGGGTCCACGGTACGTCGTTGAGCCCAACCAACTCCTCAACCACCGTTGATTGCCAGATAGCGTCGAGCCGCGCTGCGAAGGCAGCACCGCCGTCCGGCGACGTACCAGGCAGCAGCCGCCCGTCAGGTCCGACTTGGTCGATCCACGCAGCTTCCTTGAAGGCGAGTACGAACGGCTCGTCGGGGTCGAACGACATTAGGGTCACAAGGTCGCAGATATCGGCCTTGCGCGAGCCGTCGGGCACCGTGAACGAAGTGACGTAGTTGACGTACTTCGCCCAGTGCTTGAGTGACGCCGGCGGCACCTGCATCTCGTAGACGTGCTGGGCGTCGTCGCCGATCACCACCAGGGCGAGCTTCTTCTTGTCGGTGCAGGCTTTGCCTTGGCGGCCGGTCTTTTCGTTGATGTCGCCCGAGTTCCAGGCGCCGAGCTCGCACTCCGCGCAAGTGCGCGCCATCTTCTTCTGCGCGTTGATCGACGCGGCGATGCCGTTGTCGGAATAGCAAATCGGCGGCGACGGGTCGTCGTCGTCGAAAGAGCGGCCAAAATACAGCTTCGACTTGTGCGGGTTGGCGCCGACGAACACCACCGGAACCGCCACCTGCGGCCACGGATACTTCGTGCCGCCAGCATCGATCAGGGTAAACCGCCCGCCTTTGATGGACAGGCGCGGGTGCGCGATGGCGCCGAGCTCGGAAATTGCCGACTCGGAGATCCGCTGAACGCCAGGACGATTGAAGATGCTCATTGATCAAGCCTTTCTGAATTGCACTTCGACGAACTTGGTGGTCTTCACACCGGGAGGCGGATGCCCCTGGCCAGGGCCGTCCATGTACTGCTCGACGGCTTCCTTGGCGACGTGCGAGGTGAGAAACTGACGCGCGCCGTACTGAAACACGAAGTCGAGGAAGACGACCGGGTCTTCACACGTGACCGACATGCCGTGCTTGTAGAACGCGGTACCATGCTCGGTCTTCAGCGCGGTCTGTCCGGTCTGCTTCATCAACAGGTCGGCGGCGCCGGCCAGCGTCTTCATGGCTTCCTGGTAGGGCTTGAGCCGTTCCGCGAAGGCGTCGTTCTCGGCTTTGATGTAATTGCGCAGCTCGACATATCGCTGCACAATCACGGAAGCGTCCGGAAGTACCATGGGGGTTTGGTCGTTCATAGCTGCTGATTCTCCACCATCTTGAGCAGGAGCCCTTGCAGGCTCTCATTGTTGGCCAGCCGGCGGTAGGTCTCGCGCTCCACCTGAGTGCTCGCAAGATTCACCACTGTGCAGGCCCGCGTCTGTCCAGGGCGGTGAATGCGCTTGTTGGCCTGGATATACACGTCGGTCTTGTCGGTCGGCCCCCACCACACGATCGTGGCCGCAGCCGTCAGCGTCTGGCCGTGGGATATCGTCTCGGGGTGGGCAATCAGCACGTGCGGGTCCTTGGTCTGCTGGAACGAGCGAATGATTTGGGTCCGTTCCTTGGGTGACGTGTCGCCGACTATAACCGCTCGCGAAAACTCTTGCAAGACCTCTTTCAACATATTCACCACGGATATGAACGGCGCGAACACGATCACCTTGGAGCCCGCCTCCTCGATGATCTCGCGCAGGACCGCCAGGCGGGGCTTGCAGTCGAGCCGGTGCCCGACGTGCGCGGCATCGTAGATCACCCCGCAGGCGATCTGCATTATTTTTATGCGCAGCGCTGCCTCGTTGGCGACCGTGACCGTACCCTTGTCCAGCTCGAGGAGAAGCTCGCGCTTGATATCGCGCAGCAGCTTTTCCTGCTGCTCGGACGGCGCAACTTCGCGGGTCTGGCTGGTCAGCTCGGGCAAATCGACGCAGTCTTCGATCTTGAACCGAATAGAAGGCTGCATCAATTTCTGCGCTTCCTCGTTGGCGCCCGAGCGTGGCACCCACTTAAATTGGCTCACGCGATACATCACCCGCTGCCTGTAACTGACGAAAGTTTCACCCTTTGCGCCGTTCAACAGCATGGCAATTCCGTAGGCGTCCTCTGGCCCGTTGGGCGTCGGTGTACCGGTCATGGACCAGAAGTAGTCTTTCGGCGCGAGAGCGCGGCGCGCAACGCGGCTTCGCAAGCTTCGATGGTCGCGAAACGCCCCCACTTCGTCAATGATGGCAAGCCGGATATCGGTGCGCGCGGCGAGCTCTGCACTGAAGCCGGCCAGCTCGACCTTCCGCGCTTTAGATATACGTGCTCCGACTTTGATCCCATCGTGGTTAATGAGGTAGAAGTCAGCAGGCTGCGCAAGCAGCTCTTTGCGCTTGTCGGCAGAACCATGGAGCACCACTGCTTTCCGGCGGTTCATGAAATTGCCAAAGATCGCGTCCGCCCACACAGTCTGCAGCGTCGACAACGGCGCCACGACGAGACACCGGCATTCCTCGCCCAAGGCCGCGTGGTGGTTCATAACCGCGTCGGCCGCCCACAGACTGGCCAGGGTCTTGCCGGTTCCCATGTCGCTGAACACGCAGGCACGTGGGTTGACGGCGAGAAAGTTGGCTGTCTCGACCTGGGCTTGAAAGGGAGTTTTGATAAACGGCGAGCGTGGCCAATCGTAGCCGGCAAGCGGGCGCGGCACCGGGTAGCCCAGCCAGCGCATGATCTGCAAGTTCGTCAGGTCGACCGGCAGGGCCACGTAGCCGTTGGCGAGCTTCGTCGCGCCGGGCACGTGCTGGAGAATGCGCGGATCGTGCGCCTCGTAGACCAGCAGGTTCCTAGCGGGGTCGTGCCACATCAGGAGAAATAACTCTCCATGAATACCTTAAGCTGCCCCGGTGCATCGACAAGGAACGCTAAACCATCGTTACGTTCGACTTGCTTAATTGTCAGGCGTTGCCGAGCTGTTGGCATCTTGCCTTTGGCTTTGCATTCGACCGCGACGAATCGCCCCCTGTAGCACACCAAGAAATCAAGCGTGCTCGCGCCGTACCCCATCTGCACCGGCATGAACCAGTAGGCGCCGATCGACGTGAGGTAGGCTTTCACGTCAGCTTTGACTTTTGATTCAGGTCCCTTTGCCATTGGTCTCCCCCAGGATCTTGACCTCTGCAGTCAACAGGTCTGTCTCGTGAAACAGGATCGCGACCCCGCCGATGTCGACGCGCCAGCCCGCGGTCTCCGCGGCCACGATTGTGCCGTCGAAGTGACAGCTACGCCCGGCCGCGTCGGTGTAGCGGGCGTGCACCTTGTCGCCGATCTTCATGCTGGCTCCTTTGGCAGCTCGGGCTTCACGATGGCGAACGGCAGCACCGTGCCGCCGGGCTTTTCGCCCAGTGCCGGCGCTTCGTAGACCATGATCAGCGCCACGTTGCTGAACGGGATATAGGGACCGACGTGCGGATCGGGCAGAATAAAGCCGTCCGATCGCCACGAGTGCGTCAACGCCGCCATGGGCACGTTCTCGATGCCGATATCGAACATGGCACCAGAAGGCTCGCGTACAAAGATACGGGCGATTCTCATCGTCTCCACTCGCATTTGTCCTTGGGGACAGGGCAGTACCCGCACAGCGGCCCCTCGTCGGGTGGCCAGTCGTTGCGCTCCAACCGGCCCTCGATCTCCTTGAGGGTCTTCTGCACATACCGATAAGCCCCGGCGAAGTCCGACAAATCAAACCGCTGACCAACGCGGTTCTCCTTGAGCCACACGTAGTGCCCCGTGATCCTGGTCAGACTGGGGTGCTTGATCCGCAGCAACATCGCCTGCAGCTCGAGCTCCTTCGGGTCTTCGCGCACTTTGCCAGTCTTCCAGTCGAGCACCAGCGCGTCGCTGCCGTTCAGCAGCGCCACGTCGATCGTACCGCGACCCCACACATCGGGATCGAAAAAGTCACACGACACGACGCGGTCGCCGTCCCATTTGGCGCCCAGCTTCACCTCGACGTGCATCGTGTGCTTGGCGCCGACCACCTGCGCGGCCAGGGGTTCGCAGGCTTTGAATTCGTCGGGCAGCTCCTTGCCGATCCGCAAGCGCGACTTCATCGCGTCGTGCACACGATCGCCGTAGGTCTGCGCCTCCGACTTCTCTTCGCGCGGAAGATCCTTGAGCCAGTACATGTGGTGCCAACGACGCGGACAGACGTCGTAGTTGTTCAGCATCGAGTAGGACCAGGGAGAAAGTTTCATTTACAACCTGGACAGTAATGGCACCAAATAGCGCCGGCTTCCTTCTTGGCTTTCCAGTCGTGCGTACGGAGCGAATACAGCGCCTCGTTGAAGTCGTGGCACTCCGTATTCAAGGACTCTCCGCAACCATCGCACTCGAAAATAATTGCCCCATGCTGTCGGTCAATCATCTAACGCTCCCAGCAATTTTGCTTCGCAGCCGATCGGACACTCAGGCAGCCACGCGACTGTCCTGGACATTTCGGCTTCCGCCTCGCGTAACCTACGTTCAGCCTGTTCATCGTCTTCAACAAGAATAAAACAATCGTCGTGCACCGTCAAGGGGATTCGCAACCCCAGGTTTGAAATACGCACCATGGCGTCGCTGAGAATGATCCGCGACAACCACTGTACCACGTTCTCAGTAAGCCGCGCGCCGTAGGTTTTGCGGTGCCCCTGCTTGACGCGGTGCCGCCACTCGGTTTGCCCGAACTCGTCGGTGTGGCGCTCGAGGCTGGTGAAGTCAAGCCAGGTCCCGCCAGGGCCGAATATGCGATGGTCCTTAACGACCATCGGCCCCCACTGCACTGTACCGCCGTCGAGGAGGTGCCACAGCATACGACCCGCGAGATCCCAGTAGGCCACTACAGCGGGGTGCGTCGATCGATATAGATCTCGTGCGGCCATTCCTTGCTGATCAGTAAGATATACGGGCGGCCCGTAGGTCCCAAGACGAGCCGTGCGAACAATGGTCGGCCCGCCCGCGCCGTAGCCGCACGAGAGTTCCAGCTGTTTGCCGGTTCCTCGTTCGGCAACGTCGGCTTTAGTGATCGGCCGTCCATAAAATTTGCTGGCGTTCCAGACATAAAGGTCTTCCCCTCGTTTGAACTTCTCGACCACGTCCCACTGGCCAGCGAGCGTGTTGAGCACGCGGCACTCGATTTGAGACAGGTCGAGCTTGCCGATCAACATGGAGCTTTGATTGCACGCCGCAACGCGCCCTTTTTCGGTTTCGCGGGATCGCTGCGCGGGAAGTTCTGCCAATTGAGCTTATCGCCCCCGCCCCAGCGCCGAGTGTGCGCGGCCGCGTAGCCAAGGTACACGCACATCGGGCCGCGTGTCGCCATAAAGCCCAGCCGTTCGGCCCTCGTCTGGTAGATTGAGCTCATAGCCTTCTGGCGTGCTTCCGCCAGCATGGCCACGCGCTCGTCCTCGCTGGCCACCAGGTCTTGCATGAAATAGTCCGACTTGGCGAACGCGTACTTCTCGTTGCCCTTAGCAGTCGTCTTGGTGGCCAGCTCCAGGCCTTCCGCTTTGAGAAGCGCCGCAAACTTCTCGTCGCTGCGTAGATCCTTGGGGTCAACACCCAGCTCCGCGAACAACGCCTGCTTCTCGTACTCCTCGTCGCGCCATACCTGCGCCAGCGCGTTCAGGTCGCCGACCAGGGTGGGTTCCGTAAACATGCGGACCGTCAAGTCCACCACTTTCAGCTCGCTTTGTGGAAACGGATAGGGCACCGCAGGATGCCCGCCGGCCAGCATGTATTGCGCCAGCTCCCACGTCAGCGCCACATCGTTGCACGCACCGCCGGCGACCTGGCGCTGTACGTCGGGAGTGAGCTCCGACCAGTGCTTGCCTTTGAACAGGTCGTAGGGCACCGACTTGGGCGCGCGATCGAAGTGTCTGGCTAAACTCTCCAGGCTCAACGAGACTTCAGGGCCAATGCACATGCGCCCCATGCTCAGGGTGTCGAGCCAAAACGCTGGCCGGATGGCGTAGTGGTGGTCCAAGATTAAACCGTCGAAGTGGGCGTGATGGCACAGAATTGCGTACTGCGACCAATCATCAACCGCAGGTGGAAGTCTTGACCATTCAATTTGCCCATCGGGCCATCTAATCGCGCAACCGTGCGCCTCGAACCGCGGATCGCGCACATAGGCTTCCGTGGTCATCTTTTTCAACGAGTAAGCGTCGTCAAAATACGTTTCAAAGTCGAGACTGATTATTTGCATTTTTAGTGTACTGCCGACCGCGACCGCGACCACGACCGCGACCGCGACCACGACCACGACCGCGACCACGACCCCGACCCCGACCGCGACCACGACCACGACCGCGACCCCGACCGCGACCCCGACCGCGACCGCGACCGCGACCACGACCACGACCGCGACCACGACCGCGACCACGACCACGACCGCGACCACGACCGCGACCACGACCACGCAAACCAATCGAACGGCGGTTTCATTGCTGTGCTCCCGACCCCGACCGCGACCACGACCGCGACCGCGACCGCGACCACGACCACGACCACGACCACGACCCCGACCGCGACCGCGACCACGACCACGACCCCGACCGCGACCCCGACCGCGACCGCGACCACGCAAACCAATCGAACGGCGGTTTCATTGCTGTGCTCCCTGGACGTCCTTGGCAGTGCGCAACTCACAGAGCTGCGCACCACGAAAAGCGCCCGTTACTTCTGCTCGCGCGGCAACTTGTCAATCTGCACCGCGTCAATGACGCTGTACCGGCCGATGATGACCTCGCCGTCGGGAAACGGCTCGACCTCGCTGAATGCCCCGCTTTTCAAGGCGTCGGCAAAGCGGCCAGTGTCGGCCACCCAGGCCGCGTCCTCGAGCACGATTTCGTGCTCGGTCACGGCGACCACGCGCCCCGTGTCGATCATCGTCACGGTGCGAATCAAGTAGTTCTTTCCGATCCTGTAGGGGTTAGCGCTCATTTGCATATTCTCCTAGGTTGCGGTAGGTTTCACTTCTACACACGTTAAACACGTTCGTCAACAAGTTTCTTACGGCCAGCACGCTATGATGTGAATGACTCCGTCAGGCGACTCGACGAGCACGGCGCAACGCCCGCGACTGCGCAGCTGGCGGGTTTGGATCTCGATCGCGCGGGCCAGGTTGTCCACGTCGACGTCGATCGGGACCGGCCATTCGTTGATGACCGCGGCGTTGTGCAGGATACGGAGGGTGTGCATGACTTACACCGTGCACGAACGAAAAGTGCGGGGCTGCGCTATCGATCCGACGTTCTTGTGCGCCGTGGCGGGAAACTTGCGCTCGAAATCGCCACGCCCGTAGTAGTTCGCCAGCGCCGTCCGTACGCTGGCGTGCGGGTCAACCGCAAACAAGTACCGCAGCACGTCGCGGTGCGCTTCCCACGATGCCTTGCGCATGTGCCGGCCACTGGCCGCGCGACGCGAGCCGATCGCCCAAGCGTCGCGCGTCGCAAGCGTGAAGCGTACGCGGCGCCCCGAGTGCCATGTGATCTCCGCGTATACATTGCCGTTGTACTTGGCATGCGTCGCCGCTCTCGTCGCCTTTAGCACCAAGTCAGCAAGCGTTGCCGACTCCATGTTTGGGTCGGTCTTTGTTGAGAATGTGATGCTCATTGTCGTTCTCCTCCGGTGGGCATGAATTTCGTGACGCGGTCGCGCGCCGACCGCGCTTCGAAAGTCACGGCTTGCGTTGCAGGGCCTTGCGCACGCGCACGACCTGCGACCAGTCGGCATTATAGCGACCGTAGTAGATCGCGCCGTTGGTGCCGCGAAAGCGCACGTGCATCATGGAACGCACTGTCCGCATGTTGTGCGCAACGCGGCGATGCTCGAGGAGCGTGCCGAGCACGGTGCCAAGAAAAGTCGTCACGCGGCGCTGGCCCGTGGTCAGCTCGGGCGCGAAAATGACGTAAACCAAAAAGCGATCGGGACACATTGCCCACAGCGCGAGCTCTTCGGCCTCGAGCGCTTTGTTGTGCGCGTCGGGGTCGGCAACGTTCACCTTGCCATTAGGGTCGAACTGGCCATAGCCTTCGAAGCTGGTGATGTAGCCGGGCATTGTAGTCCTCCTAGTTTGATTTCTAAGGCGTCTGGTTTGATTACTGGTCGCGGTTTCAGTGGTGGCCGCTAGTGGGGTAGCGGCCAGAGGGCGGCAGGACGCTGGCGTGCCGTGTACGGGCTGCGTACGCATAGGCCAGGTCCTGTGATAAAAAGGCCACACAAGCGCGCGGCTGGCCAGGGGGGTCGATCAGGACTGTCCACTGGGTCGGGTGATCGAAACGGATTGGGCAGTGCTGCTTGTGCGCTCGACGATCGCCCTGGAGCTGGTGCCAGGTGGCCATGGCTAGAACCACAGACGTTCGCACATCGATGGCCAGTCGATGTCGCCGTAGCCGCAAAACCAAATTGCAGCATCGTGATCCGGCGCCCAAGGCGCGCAGCTGTAAGTGGCGTAGCCGAGCGGGACGATCGCGGGCCACTGGCGTTCCATGGTGTTTCCTTTCGCGCCCGTTCGGCGGCACGGGCTTGGCCGCAACGCGCGCATTATGTGACGAATGTGTTGAACGTGTAAATGCGACAAGTTGTCGCATATGGGTGGTCGCGCGGCCGACCAGGGTGTGCTGGCGGCGAGCTCGATAGAGGTTTTCTATTGGGGAAATCAAAAACAATCAAAGTTTCCCATTGACCGATCGGTTCGATAGAAATTTTCTATTGACCGATCGGTCAGGGGTGTTTAGGTAGTGCTTGACTGTGCGTAACTAACCGTGCCTCTCAACTGTAAAAACGGCATGTGTAAATAAGGCGAAACATCAGGTGTCTAGTACGGCATATTCAAAACGAGCTCTGAGTTTAAAGAACGATAGGAGATTTACTGTAGATCTCACATCTGTAAACACCGTAGAATATACCCTATAGAGACACGTATATTAATCAAACCAACACGAAATCAAAAATATACTAGTCTACACGGGTTATATATCTATATACTTATAAATGATAGATAGATAGATAGACCGGAATTCCCCTGGCCAGTCAACGGCTTAAATCAAAGTCCGTACTAGACACTTAAACTAAGCAACATTATAGCTCTAACAAGATGAGAGGACAGTGTCTGTTTGAAAACAATCAACCTGGTCGGCCGGCGAGCTGGCGCTTTGATTAATAAATCAAACTGTTTGATTATGCAATCAAACTTGGGTATTCAAACAATCAAACACGCTGGGTGGGATTTTTATTCACTGAATTCAAAATATGCCGCCGAAATTTTTTGCCGACCCCCTAAATGCCCATTGACACTAACCTAAATCTTCTGTACAAAATATTCTACACTTCATAAGGAGCCCTTATGCCCAAGAAGCTACCACGCAGGTTTACGCAACGTGAACTACTGGAGTACCGCCAGAGCAACGCCGACTATCACCGGCTGCACCGGCTGCCCGAGAAGCTGTGCCGTGTGTGCAAAAAGGTATTTCCCAACACCGAGGAGCAATTCAGGCGTGGCCGGAACGGCTGGTTGACGATGGTCTGCGTGCGCTGTGCCGTGCCCGAAACAGCATCAAGAATGCTGGTCGGCGAGTGCCCGGTGTGCGCGCGGCGCACGAAGTTGCTGCGCGACAACGAAGGGCCGCAGATGGTGCGCGTGTGCCGCGTGTGCTACAGCGCCGCCAACAGGCTGGCCGGCAACGCGTCCGACGTCAACGAGCGGTTTTTTAGTTACGTGAGATGGCGAAGACAAACACAGATGCGGCAGCGCGCACAAACACCCGACCTCCCCCCGCAGGCGATCGACCCCGAAGACGACGAGGAGATACTCGACCCGGTGGACGAGCCCGACATGTTGAATGATGGAGACGAAGAATGATCGCACTGGCCAAGCACGTCACCCTGGTCGGGCTCGCCCTGTTCGTGCCCGGCGTGCTCGCCTACTTCACGATTGAGCTGATCGCCGCGGTGATCGAGATGGTGATGCCGTAAGGCGCAGGCGTGAAAAAACCCCGGCGATTTCTCACCGGGGGAGTTGTCACTGGGAGAAGTAACACCCACGTAAGCAGACCAGCGGGTTAGGCCAGTCATGTTCACCATATTAGAAATGGACCGCGCTGGCAAGGGGCAATCCTTGCGTCTCCCGGACCGCCTGGTCTTCGGCCTCCTTGGCGGCGAGCTCGGTCGCGATGGCCGCGCGCGCCGCGCGCGCCGCGCGCGCCGCGTGGCTCTCGACGGCCTGCTGGGTGACGTCGACAGTTGGGTCGGGCATTACGGGGGGTCCGTCGTAGGCCTCCGGCGCGGCCGCGCCCAGCGGTTCGCCGCCCACCGGGTTGTCCACGGTGCTGGCGATACGCAGGCCGCCGCGGTCGAACACCAGCGTCAAGGTACGGTCGCGGGCCGCGTTGGTGATCTTCAGGACGAGCTCTTTGTCTTCGCTGGCCGTGGGGTTGGACGTGAAGGCGAAGCCAAACCCACTGGCCGGGTCATTGAACTCTTGCTCTTCGATGCTCCAGATCCTATTCATCGGGTTGGTCCTTTCGGGGCCGAAATGCCATGAGGCGACGATGCGGCGCGAGCACAGCTTGAATTCGTCGGCGACCAGCTCGGCGGGATACGACGACGAGACCCAAACCATGGACGTGACTTTCACGTCGGGCCAGACTTACACGCTCCAGGGCGTGCCGGCAAACGTGTTTGAGGAGTTTGTGTCCTCGCCTTCGCCGGGCAGCTACTGGCACCGCAGTCTCAAGGGACGGTACTGAGTGAGTGACCAGACGATTTATCAGCACGCCGAGCGCGAGGCGCTCCTGCTGGAGCTCGGCACCAATCGCCGGCTTGCCCACGACGTTCTGTTCAAGCACCGCCACCCGCTTAAGACCCCCGAGTTTCACTATCACATCATTGACCTGTTTCACGGCCAGCACCCCAAGGTCGTGATCGAGGCTTTCCGCGACGCGTCGAAGTCGACGATCGCCGAGGAGGGCACTACGGTCAAAGCCCTGTTTCGCGAGTTTAAGAACTGCGTGTTCATCGGTGCGAGCTACAACCGCGCCAAGGAGCGGCTCACTTCGATCAAGAACGAGTTCGTTACCAACGACTGGATAAACGCGTTGTTCGGTGGGCTGGAGGGATCGACCTGGGGCGAGGGCAAGATTGTCCTCAACAACGGGGTGTGCATACAGGCGCTGGGCTGCGGTATGTCCATGCGCGGCGTCAAGCATCTCGATACGCGGCCCGACTTCGCGGTGATTGACGACCTGGAGGACGAGGAGACCGTGCGTACGCCCGATGCGCGCGAGGCGATGATGCACTGGCTTTACCGTACGTTCCTGCCGGCGCTCGCCAAGGGGGCGCGCGTGCGGTTTTTGGGCAACCGCCTGGACGGCGAGGCGGTAATCGTGAAGCTCTCCAAGGACCCGGCGTGGCGGCACCTGCGGTTTCCTATCATGGCCCAGGAGGTGACTGGCCAGGAGCGCTACGATTTGCCGTCGGGCAAGTGGGTGCCCCTGTGGCCGGAGAAATACACTCTCGAGGAGATCGCGGTGAAGCGTGCGGAGTACGAGCGGCAGGGGCTGCTGCACGACTTCAATTGCGAGTACATGTGCGAGGCTGACGACCCGGCGGCGCGCGTGTTCAACGAGGGCATGTTCAAGACGACCGCGCAGGTGCGCACGTGGGAGGCAGTCTATACGGCTTACGATCCGGCGCGCACGGTCGGGCAGAAGTCGGCGATGACCGGCAAGGCGGTGTTCTCGTGGCTGCGCAACCGCCTGATCGTGTGGGAGGGCGACGCCAAGTTGTGGCTGCCCGACGAGATGATCGACGACATGTTCGTGACCGACGATCGCTGGTCGCCGGTGGAGCTTGGCGTTGAGGCAACCGGTCTTGAAGAGTTTATTATGCAGCCGCTACGCCATCGCGCGCTGCAGCGCCGGCAGCTGCTCCCGTTGCGGCGCTTGAAACCACCACAGGGTAAGGATAGTTTCATCAAGTCGCTGCAGCCGTTCTTCAAGGCCGGCGAGGTGGAGTTCGTCAACGTGACCGCGGAGGCGCGCGGGCAGCTGGCGAGCTTCCCGACTGGCCGCAAGGACTTTCCCAACGCGCTTGCCTATGCGCTGCTCATGCGGGCGGGGCTGCCGGTTTACGACGGGTTCGGGCGCGACCACGTCGCCGAGAGCTTGGTGCGGCTGCGCGCGGCGTGGTGGCTTGCCGTGAACGCCACGGCCCAATACACTGCCGGTGCGCTCGTCCAGATGGTCGACCAGGGGGTACGCGTGCATGCCGACTGGCTGCGGGAGGGACCCCCAGGGGAAGCCCTCGCTGATATCGTCCAGGCTGCCGCTCTCGAGGCTGCTGCTCCTTGTCGCCTTGTCGCTCCTCCTGTGGGCAGCTTTTCTGTCGACACTGTGGGGCTTCGGGTTGCTGCTGCGGGCATACCTCTAGAGGTGCGCAACGGAGGCGACGTGGTGAAGGGTCGCGACGGGATACGCCAGATGCTGGGCCGCCGGCGGCGCGAGGAGCCGCTGCTGATGGTTGCGCACGGCGCGCGTTGGACGCTCAATGCGTTCGCGGGCGGCTACGCGCATGGTGTCGGCAAGGGCGGCGCGCTGTCGACGGAGCCCGTGGACGGACCATATCGGGTGCTGATGCAGGGCCTGGAGAGCTTCGTTGCCGCCATGCGCATGTTCAACGAGACCGGTGATGACGAGGCGCGCTATGCGACCGACAACGCCGGCCGGCGGTACAAGACCATCATGGCGCAGCATGGCTAAGGGTAAGAAGAAAAATCCGCGTACCGAGCCCGAGGAGGACGACGAGCGTCCCGACTTGCCGGATCGCGACGAGGAGCTGTCCGAGAACGAGGACGTGCGCGAGGCGTTGGTTGACCTCTACAAAGATGTGGAGAAGGGGTTTGAGGCGCAGTGGGGCCGTACCAACGACCAGATGGACCACTGGGAGATTTACAACTGCCAGCTCGGGCAGAACCAGTACTACCAGGGCAACAGCAAGATTTTTCTTCCCATCGTGCATGACGCGGTGAATGCGCGCACGACCCGCTTCACCAACCAGATTTTTCCGCAGGCTGGTCGGTTTGTCGAGGTGACGACTGAGGACGGCACCATACCGCATGCTGAGATGAGTTTGATCGAGCACTACGTGCGGCGGGCGAAGCTGCGCACCGTGGTGATGCCGGCGCTTATGCGCAACGGCGACGTCGAGGGGCAGTACAATGTCTACGTCTCGTGGATAAAGCGCAAGCGGCACGTGGCGTGGCGCGCGCAGAAACCGATACAGGCAGAAGGGGTGACGGTCGATGAAGCCGACGATATCGAGCTCGAGACCATTGTGGACCAGCGGCCGCACGTCGAGGTACTTGCTGATTCTGATGTGCTCGTTCTTCCTCATACCGCTGATTCAATTGGCGACGCTCTTGCTAATGGTGGTTCGGTTACTGTTCTTCGGCGCTGGAGCAAGGCCAAGATCGAGAAGATGATCGCCGACGAGGTGATCATTAAGGAAGCCGGGAAGGCGCTGCTCGACGAGATGTCGGGCGAGAAGTCGACCAAGCTGCAGGACAAGTCCAAGACCATGGTGGACGCGGCTGGGATCAAGACCAGCCGCGGCGGGGTCAAGCATGCGCTGGTCTACGAGAACTGGTCGGAGCTTACGGTTGAGAAGGAGCGGCGGCTGTGCCGGACCTACTTCGGGTCGGAGAAAAACGTGCTGTCGTGCAAGCGTAACCCGTTCTGGTCGGACAAGTGTCCGGTGTTCTCCGTGCCCGTGCGCAAGGTGCAGGGCGCGTTCAAGGGGCAGGCGCCCGTCAAGCCGACGGCGCAGACGCAGTACTACGCCAACGACGTGATCAACGAAGCGGCCGACTCGAGCATGTACTCGATGATGCCCATTGTGATGACGGACCCGGAGAAAAACCCGCGGATCGGCTCTATGGTGTTGTCGCTCGCGGCGGTGTGGGAGACGTCGCCGGCTGATACGCAGTTTGCCAAGTTTCCCGAGATTTGGAAGTCAGGGTTTGAGATCGTGGGTTCGTGCAAGGCGCAGATCATGCAGACGTTGTCGGTGTCGCCGGCGGCGATCACGCAGAGCGGGCAGCAGAAAGCGAAGCCCAGCCAGGCCGACGTGGCGCGCGAGCAGCAGGTGGATATCCTCACGACGGCCGATGCCGTGACGGTGATCGAGGAAGGTATACTCACGCCGGTTGTGAACTTCATGATCGAGCTCGACCACCAGCACCGCGACGAGAAGATCTTGATCCGGCAGTTCGGCGAGACCGGGTTGCGGGCCAAGATGGAGTGGGTGGAGCCTATCCAGATGGAGCGGCGTTATACCTACCGCTGGTTCGGCGTTGAGCAGGCGCGCAACCAGATGCAGATCCAACAGCAGATCGCTATGCTGGGTATCATCACGAAGGTGCCGCCGCAGCAGTATCCGGGGCACAAGCTTAACCTCGTCCCGGTGATCACGCAGCTTGTGCAGAACGCGTTCGGTCCACGGCTCGCTCCGCTGATCTTTCAGGACGAGAAGGAGCAGCTTACCCTCGAGCCCGAGCTGGAGAACCAGTGGCTGGCGGAAGGCATTGACCTCGCCATTCATCCGATGGACGACGATCCCAAGCACCTGCAGGCGCACCAGGAGGCGATGGCGAACGGCGACCCGACCGGCAATGTACGCGTGCACATGCAGCGGCACATGATGCAGATGCAGCTTAAGCAGCAGGCGCAGCTGCAGGCCAACATTTCCAAGATGGTGGGCGCGGAGCCGGGGGGCGGGCAGGGCGGGCGCGCCGGCGCGCAGCCGCGGGGCGCGCGGGGCAATGGGCAGCAGCACCCAGGGGCCGCGCATCGCGATCAGATCGGGCCGCAGTCGGGCCAGCCGCCGATGTTGCGAGGATTACAGGGATGAACAAGGTTCCCAGCCACTTCGTAGTTGAGAGACAGCGCCCGCAGCTTGTGCAGGGCTGGTATACTTGGTTGCCGATCTATGGTCACTATCGCTGGTTTCGACTGGACGGTAACAGTAGGCGGCGTGCGCTGGCGAAAATAATTTTGCTGCGATTGGGGTTTTCGGTTTACATCGACCCGGACATCAGTGCGTTTGGTCCATGACTGGGCGGCTGTTTTCGTTCTTGCTGGTCGTTTGCTTCGTGCCGGGGATCACGGGCGCTGCGATGGCGCCGCGGTGGGCGTTGTTGTCGCTGACCGTACCGGTTGCAGTGATGTTCCTGAATCTGCCCGCCTATGGCACGGGGCATGTGCTGGGCGGTTTATTTCTTGCCTGGTCGGCGGTGACGCTCGCGTGGACGTCCAGCTTGCCCGACGGGTTGCACGCGTTGTGGCAGCTTCTTTTGATTGCTGGGGCCTTTTTGATCGGTACTGCGCAGCCGTCATTGCGCGCAGTCTACATCGGGATGGGCTGGGGGTTCGTGGTCAACTCTGGGTTCGTCGTCCTGCAGGCGATGGGCTACGAGCCATTGCCGGTGGCCCCTGGGGTGCTGGCGCGCGGTGCGCTGTTCCTCAATCCGAACTATCTCGCGGAGCCGGCGGCGCTCGTCCTGGTCGGGCTCCTGGGGCACCGCCTGTGGTGGCTTGCGCTCGGGGTGCTGCCCTGCATTATCCTGCCTCACTGGCCGGACGTGGCGATCCTCAATTCGCGGACGTCGCTGTTGGCGCTTGGAGCTACGGGTGCGGTGTGGTTGTGGGTACGGGTGCGTTGGAGTGCGCTGGCGTTGGTCGGTGCCTTGGCATTGTTGTTCGTGGTTGTCTACCTGGGCGATGCAGCCTGGCGGCATGACCTGGAGCGGTTCACACTGTGGCGTGATGTGGTCGCGCAGTTGACGTTGCAGGGTAACGGGTTGGGGTCGTTTTATACGTCGTTTCCGGCCTATGCTCTGGGGCTTGACTTGCTGGGTAGTCGGCCGACGCATGCGCACAGCGATGTGCTGGAGATTGCTTACGAGTTGGGGGTGTCTGGGGTGGGGCTCTTTCTTGTGTTTGCGGTTTATGCGATAAGCGGGGGACCGCAGATCGAGCGGTTCGTGTGGTTGGCGTTGCTGGTGGAGGCGTTCGTTGATATGCCGCTTTACTTCCCCGTACCCCAGTTTCTTGCAGGGCTTGTGGCGGGCTGCCTTTGTCGCGGTCGGGTTTCTGTACGCGATTTGTTCCATGGGCGGCGAGTGGTGCCATCGGATCGGCTGGAGAAGCGCGCAGAATCCTGCGCAGGCGTTGTACTTCCTGGAGACAGCAAGGATTTTGTTTCCACTGAACTTTGTGTTCAGAACAGGTCCGGCTATGTTCTATGCGGCGTACCGCTGGCCGGGGTCGGAGGAAGCGGCGATCGAGAGCATGCGGTCGGCGATTGCTGGCGACCCCAAAGGGTCAGCGCTGCGACGCAGTTTGCTCACCTATTTGGTCGAGAAACGTGATACGGTGGGGGTCATCGAGCAGATGCAGGAGCTTCGCCGGCTGGGCGTGCAGGGCGATATTCGTATCGTGGTGGGCGACTGATGAGCTTCGTGGGGTGGGTTGAGCTCGGCATTGCCGGGGTAATCGTGGTGATGCTGGTTTTTATGGGTTAGGAGATTGAAATGTCACTTGCGACGGTTTCGGAATATTCCACGGTTTATGTGGCAGCCAGTGGTGACGCGGCGATTGCCAAGGAGCCTGCGCTGGTTGAGCAGCCGGATGTGCCGATTTCAGGGGCGTCGGCGTCATCGGCGGCGTTTAGTGCGGCGACGCGGTTTGTGCGTGTGAACGTGGACGTGAATTGTCGGGCCAAGTTCGGAGCGCCGGGGACGACCGCGCTTGCGACGGCGAGCAAGCGCATGACTGCGGGGGCAACGGAGTATTTTGCGGTCGACGCTGGCGGTGTCGTCGCGTTCATCGCTAGTGCAACGTAGGAGATTTTCATGTTGTCGATGGCCCCTGCGGCGCTTGCGCAGGTCGATGCGATCAATTCGTTGCTGGCTTTGATTGCTGATCCGGCGGCGGCAAAGCAGCGTTTGGATGAACTGGTGAAAGCGCAAGCGGACGCGCAGACGGCGCTGGCGGCGTTGGTTGAGGCGCAGCAGAAATCGGAAAAGCAAGCTGCTGAGCTTGAGGCAGCGCGATTACACGACGCAGACTTACAGATTACGAGTGCACGGCGCGTTTCGCAACTCAATGACTGGGCTGCGACGCTGACGCAGAAGGCGAACGCGTTGGCGACGGAGCGCGAGGCGTTCGATACGATGGTGGTGCAGACGCAGGCGAGCTTGCAGGAGCGCACGGATGCGGTGAAGGTGTCCGAGCAAGCTGTGGCGGCTTTGGCGGAGCAGACGAAGGCCGAGGCTGTGGAGGTTGCGGCGCTCAAGATCGAGTACGAGGCGAAGCTGGTGAAGATCAGAGAAATGGCGGCGTGATATGCCGTTCGGCTACGGGCATCAGTTTTCGCACCTTGGGCACCTCGTTATGTTTGGCGTTGGTGGAGGCCCGCCGGTTGTGACCAACGACGAGCTTCGCGAGGACACCAGCAACGAGCTTCGCGAGGACAGCACCATAGAGCTTCGCGAGTGACCTGTGGCCGACACGACGACCCTCAACGAGACGACCAGGAACCCGATCGATGGGACGGAGTCGGTGCGTCTCGCGACGGTGGGGGCGAACTGGAAGGCGACGATCGCGGCCATTTTCGCCGCGCAGGCCCCGACCGGCGGGGCCGCCACCCTGACCAACCACGGCATCGTGCTCGGGCGCGGGGCGGCGGCAACCGCCGCAACCGCCGCCATGACGGACGGGCAATTGCTGGTCGGCCAGACCGCCGCCGATCCGCTGCCCGAGATGATCAGCGGCGATATTACGCTATCGCCCGGCGGCGTCGCGACGCTCAAGGCCGGCGTGCTCAAGACCTATTCGGCCGGCGTTGATCCTGGCGCTGGCAACGATTCATCGCAGGGCTACGCGGCGGGTAGTCTCGGCGTCAACACTTCGACCGGCCGCGCATTTGTTGCAAGGAGTGTCGGCGTCGGCGTGGCTGTTTGGGTGCTGCTCGGGGAGGGGCAGACGATCAATGCCATCGCGGGGAACTGGTATCAAATACCGGGTGTCGTTGTCAGCGCCGGGGTTGCTGTCGCGGCAAATTCTATCAGACTGCACCCGCTACTCGTCAATCAGGCATTTACGATAGCGAGTCTCGGTGTCCGCATCACCACGCTTGCTGCTGGCGGCAATATTCAGCTTGCGATTTATGCCAATAATTACGCCACCGGACGACCGACAGGAAATGCTCTCTCGTCAACAGCATCAATTACGACGGCAACGGCAACAGCCGTAAATGCTCCTTTAGGAGCAAGTGTTCCGGTTGTTCCCGGAATTTACTGGCTCGGGATGAATTGCGATAATGCCACAGCGGTATTCCAAGTGAGCAATAATGGGTCGCCATTAATGGCTGCCATTATAGGCTCTGCCACACAGGTAAACGTATCGCCTCCAAGTGGGCCGGACCTGACTCTTGCGGTAGCGCAGACATTTAACACATGGCCTGATCTCACGGCCGCGTCATTTGTCGAAAGCGTTACCCAGTCCTTCGCGCACATACACTCTAAAATCGGGAGCGTGCCATGAGTCTTTCCTTCAACGGCGACGGGTCATACACTTTCACGTCGGATGCAGACGGAACAACAACGTCAACATTGCCGGCCGGACATACATCGGCGGAAGTGTCAGCCGCCTATGCGGCATTCAAACTGACATGGCCACTGCCGTGGCTGAAGGCGGAAAAGCAGCAAGCGCTTGATGATCTGCTCGATGCATCGGCGGGGCTCGCCGGGATCATCAGGGCTGGGACGGTCACAACCGTTACCGGAGCGCAGGCCGGAACTTTGGTCGCTGGTCTGACGAACAATTATCGCTCCCTGAAGGCCGCTATCGCCAGCGCGGCCAATGCCACGGTTCTCAACGCCATCAACATCAATGCAGGCTGGCCGGCTAATCCATGAAAAAGTTCCTTACAACCCTCGTTTTGCTTGCGTCGCTCGTCTCCGCGCATGCGCAGACAGCGAAGACGAAGGCGGCGCTCACGACCGAGATCAATACGAACTTCGCCGACAATACGGCGCAGGCGATCACGGCGGCCATCATGCGGGCGACGACGCTCGACATGGTCAATT